CTCGACCACCGAGCCGGTTGTGTTGAGCCCGTTGGCAACGAGGAAGTTGGCGGGGATGGTGACCACGCCGTTGCTGTCCACCATCACGACGCGCGCTTCGGGAAGCGGCAGGTTGGTGTTGGCTTGGCCCGCGGCCATGCCGGCGGTGAGAGCGAGTAGTGCAAGTGCGATGCGTAGATGCCTGGTCATTATTCGTCCTCCCATGGGCCGTGCGCGAACGCGCCGTCCTCGAAATAGATGGTTGTCCATTTGCCGGTGATCCGGTCCTGGAGTTGCAGCCCCTCGCCTTCCTTGAACCGCACCGCCTCGCCCGCGACCTGCACGCGCGGCACGTAACGGGCGTCGGACTGGGCCTTGGTGTAGGCGTCGGCAGCGGAGGCGGAGGCGCCGGTGTAGCCATCCGCCAGCACTTTGAGGGGACCGGCGCCGAGGGTGATTTCGGACCCGTCGGTGAGGATGGCAACGAAGACGATCCAAAGGTCTGAGCTGTTTCCGTCGCCGATTTCCATCTCGTCGTTGGTGATGGGGAAGGTGGCGTGCTGCTTGGTGTCGTCGGCCCAGGAGTCGGCGTCGAGGGTGTTGTCGAGGCTGATGGCGGCGATTGTTTCTTCGACGAGGTAGCTGCTGGATTGGCGATCGCTGAGGATCTGCATGGTGATGGAGTCCACGTCGGTGACGCCGAGGACGTTTGTGCCATTAAAAATCCCGATCTGAATCTGGGTGGTGTTGCCGCGCCAGATTTCGGGGGTGTTGCTGGTGGCTTTGTCTTTGGGGCCGGTGGAGCTGGAGATGTCCAGCTTCATGCGTATGATGCGTGCTGCGAGATCGCTCATGACGACGGTGCCTCCGTGAGCAGGCGCTTGCCTACGATGTTGTACGTTATGCGGACGCGCACGCCTTCGAAGGATGCGGGCGCCTCATGCAGCATGCCGACGAGCCAGCGCTCGAATTGCTGATTGTCCCCGGCGAGTATGTGGAGGGTGCCTTTGGCGAGCACGTCGTCGGCATGCTGCATGCAGTAGACCTCGGCCGCGCCGATGCTGGCGCAAAGGCGCGAAACCGAGAAGCTGATGTCGGTGCGGCGGTTGCCCCGGTCGAAGATTTCCACGTTGGCCCCCCGCAGGATGGGCTCGACTTGGGGCGCCACGCGGGGGTGATAGCGGAAGTTGATGGGGCCGGCGTGCTTGTCCACCTCGCGCACGGGGCCGTGGCAAAGAGTGACCTGTCCGTCGCTGCCGCCGCCATCTGCTGTGAAGGTGATGATCATGGCTCAGGTGCTGAGGGCGATTTCGAACATGTTGCCGAAGCCTGCGGTGAGGTCGCGGCTGGCCTCGAAGCCGATCTCGCCGGCGCGGAGTTCGTCTTCGCCCCAGGAGAGCGGGGCTTCGGCGAACATGGCGTCTTTCAGGGTGAGGTCGATGGCGCCGGCGATGTCGGCGTTGATGTCCAGGTCGTAGCCCTGGCGCTGGCTGGAGCCGATGGCGGCGGAGGCGCTGTTTTGCATGCGCATATAATCCCAGATGGCCTCGGAGAGGTTGACGGGGCGGCACTTGGCGCGGACGGTGAGGCCCATGAACGTCATGTCGTAGGTGCCGACATCGTCCATTTTCTGCGCGGCGAGGTTGAGGTCGAAGTCAACTTGCCAGCCGTTGGCGGCGATGATCGTGACGGGTGTGCCGTCGGGATCCCAGGTGCCGGTGTAGCTGGCCTTGATCTTCTTGGTCTTGTCGAACGTGCCGGACCAAGCAACGTCGGCTAGCGTGTAGAATGAGGCCGCGGCGGTGCGCGCGGTGATGTTTTTAACGAGGGCGGTGAGCTCGGCTTCGCCGAAGGGGGTCTCCTGGGCGCCGAGGTTCAGGCTGGGCATGCGGGTGAGCGCGGAGTTGTGGAGCGTGAGCTTCTTGCCGAGCATGCTGTGGATCTCGGCGGCGGTGTCGGTTGCGCCGAAGAGGGAGGCGTCGATTGCGGTGGCTCCATACGGATACAAGGCCGCGAGGATGGCGGGGGTGATCTGTCCGGACGGGGTCCAGGAGACGCGGACGAGCTGGTCGCCCAGGGTCTTGTCGATGTTGCCGTAGCCGCTGACTTTGTCGTCAACAAACTCGCTCTCGACGACGGCGGCGATGTTGGCTTTGTCGAACATCTGTACGTCGCCGAGTTTGACGGTGCCGGCGCCGCGGACGACTGTGGTTCTGTCTATGGACGTGCTCATGCTGCTGCTCCTTTATTCGCTTGCTGTTACCACTACTTTCCAGATGACGATGCCGCGCTGTTCGTCCACGTCCTGACGCAGGCTGCCGGCATGCAGTTTGCTGCCTCCGGCGATGGTGCACTGGAGGTCTTCGGCGATGTAGGCGGCTATACGGCCGGACGGGATACGGAGAGCAGAGGCACTGTTGGGGTCCTGATTGATAGTTGGGTTTTCCAGCACCATGGCCACGATGGAAATGTCGTCGTATACGGCGACGGGGAGGTTGGGGCTGCTGGACTGCAAGGACGGGGTGGCGATGACGACGCACATCCCGATTGCGCCGACGGCTTCCTCCACCTCGTACTCGATGTTGAGCTTCTGCTCGTAGAGGATGGCAAGGGCGGCGGGGTAGTGACTTTCTTGCTTGAGTCGGGCCACAATGGCGCGCTGCCACGCTTCCATAGGGCCGTGTAAAGCCTCGATGTCGGCGTCAATGTCGATGGTGACGATTTTGACTTCAGGCATTCTCGGGATCCTCTGCGGTTTCGGCCGGCTCGGCTGAGCCCGGCTGCTCTTCGCGCGGCGGAAGGTTGACTAGGCAAATCATGGCCTCTTCGGCGACGCCGCGCGCCCAGTGCATGTCGAGCGGCTCGATGCCGGCTTCGCGGAACAGGGCGAGTGTGCGGTTGATGACGTGGTCCTGGATGTCCTTGGGCTCGGGGACCTGGGGCGCGTAGAGGATGGTGACCTGCACCTGGGTGTCGGTGACGGGGGCGACGTGCATGCCGGTGACGGCGGGCATGGACTCGGCCTGGGCTTGCAGAGCTTGGAGGCGTTCTTTCATGGCTGGCGGTCCTTTCATATTCCGTCCTGGCTTGAGCGGTCGAAGTAGCGTGTCTTTGCCGTGATGCTGGGCGAGGGGGAGGGGACGGTCTCGGTGTCCTCGGTGTCGGGCTCTTCGATGGCGAACTTGCAGTCGGCGACGCGGCGCATGAGGCTCTCGGCGTTTGTGTAGGCGAGCTTGCGGGTGTCGTCGAAGGGGAAGCGTGGCAGGCGGCTGGCCAGGTGGAAGCGGATCATGGCCAGGGCGGAGCTGAGCAGCTTGTCGGGGATGGTGCTGCCTGCGCCGAGGGTGTTGCGCTCGCAAGCGGCAACGTGGCCGCGGATCTCGTTGACGACGTGCTCGATGACCTCGGTGAGGGGGTTGGTCTGCCCGTCGGCCAAAGCGGCGGTCTTGAGCGCGGAGAGCTCTGCGCCGGCGAAGCGGGTCTCGACGTCGTTTTCTGTTATGGTGATCCAGGCCATGAGAGGCGTCCGGCGTCCTTTTCAGTGGGCGGCCGATCGGGGTTGGACCGGGCGGCCGCCCTGGTCGCATTGAACGGGGCAATTCCCCTAATGTTTCTGCACTTCGTATTCGACGATCGCGGTCCCGCCCGTCGCGGTCTGCGAGCTAAAAGACAGCACGTCGCCATCCTTCATGTGGACGTAAGCGAGCGTGGCCTGCGTGCCCGCGCCGCTGGTGCATGTAACTGCGCCTACGGTCTGGGTGTAGCTGTTGCTGCTGTCGTCCGTGATGATCCGGCTGGCCGTGACCACGTTGGTGGCATTGAGGTTGCCGGAGACGCTGATGCGCTTGAGCTCGATCGCAGCGTAGTCGCGCGTGTTGGTCCAGGTACCCGTGCCGGTGGCGCCAAGGGTGACGAACTCGCGGTCTCCGACGCTCCCGGCCTTGGCCGGCAGCACGACCGCCGTCAACAGGGCGACGACCACGACGATGAGGAACAGCTCCACCAGCGCGAAGCCTCTGTTCATGTGTTTCATGTCTGACTTTCCTTCTGCCGGTTTATGGCCCCGGCGGGCCTGGCCGGCGTCCGGCAACGTGCCGGACGCCGGCGGGGCTTGGCGGTCGGGTTTAGCTGATGGTGATCAGCGTGGCGCAGAGCGCGCTGGCGCACACGACATCCTCGTTGTCGTCGAGGTAATAGATGTCGGAGTTGCACGTGTCGTCGCGGTACTGCTTGATGCCGCTGAACCCGTTCATTTCCATGCTGGTGGTTTTGAGCCAGCTCGGGTCTTCGAGCGTGGGCACGTCGTTGGCGAGCCAGAGCATGGCGTAGCCCTTGACCTTGGCCTGCTTGGTGTTGGTGCTGGACCCGAACCCGGTGGTGCCGATGTAGGTCTTGTTGAGCCGGAACTCGATCGGGGCGGCCAGCATCGCGCTGAGCTGCGTGAGCGAGATTCCGATGTTGGCGGCGCCGGGCTGGCGCTTGATCACTTCGGGGTGATTGCGCAGCGTGACCCAGTTGTCGAGGGCCAGGATCCCGCGGTTGGGCATGCGCCCAGTGCGGTTGACGAACGCAACGATCTCGTCGTCCAGGACCTTGATGGGGTCGATGTTGGCGTCGGACCACTTGCCGGAGTTGGTCACGGTGGAGGCCGTGTAGTTTCCGGACGTGGTCGCCGCGGTCCACACGCGACCGAAGCGGCTGTTGGCCCAGTTGGCCATCAGCGTGCGGACTTTGGCCTGCTCCTGCTTGGGGCGGGAGCTTTCGCTCTCGACTTCGTCGTCGTCCAGGCCGATCTCGAGGCCCACGGGCGTGTTGCCGTAGGTGCCCGTCGTGCCCGCGAACTTGATGCGGGTGCGCGGTCCGCCGAGGGAGCGGCGGGAGTCGTACTCGAGGAACGCCTGCTTGGAGTCGAAGATCGAGAACTCGCCCTTCTTGGCGCCGGTCACGACGCGGGGCGCCATGAAGAACGCCTCGGCCATGATGGCGTCGTAGTCGGGTACGATCTGGAACGCATAGTTCGTCAACCCCTGGTTGAGAACTGCGCCTTGCGGGTTGGTTGCCATGATTCGGTTTTCCTTTCGTCTGCTGTTTTCTGCTTTGCTGCGTTGCTGCTGCTGCGTTTCCGGTTATGCGCCAGGCGGGCCGGAAGAGCCGGCCCGCCTCACGCGCTCGCTCAACCTGCCTCGTAGCGATGCGCCGGGAGAATCAGCGCATTGACGAGGTCGCCCGAGACGCCCGCTTCGAGGAAGCGGCACGCGACGATGTCTCCATCGGTGGGCGTGGACTTCTCGTAGGTGCTGGAGCTGTTGACTTTGCCCAGGTCGCCACGGGCGACGGTGCCGCCCAGCTTAACCGGGGCGATGTCGCCGGGCAGAGCCACGTCAACATCCTCGCCGGCCGCGGCGCCCACGCGCACCGGCCCGAGGGCCAGCGTGGAGGCGCCCGAGAGGCTCACAAGCCCGCTCGCGGCTTTTACGGAGTAGCCCTCCTTGTCGGCCAGCGTGACGCTGTCGCAGGTGAAGGGGAAGGTGTAGCTGCCATCGACTGCCATGATTTGGTTCCTTTCGGTTATCCGTTCCTACTGCTCATTTTGTTTGAACTGGGACGCTCGTCGCGTCCGCGCGATGCTGCCCTACGCAAAGAGCTCGGGCTTGCGCACCTCCGCCAGGGCGCGCGCTTCGGCGCGCGTCTTGAGGCTCATGTCCTTCTGGACCTGGGCCACGTAGTCTTCCTGCTCCTGCGCGCGGTGGCGGGCCTGCTCGGGCGTCTCGCCGGCCGGGCTGCCGTCGGGCGTTTTGCCGTCCTGGCGGTGCAGGGTGAGCGTCTTGTCGCCGCTGTCCGGCTCATTGACGATCTCGATCATGCCCTCGGCGGCTTCGCGGTGCTCGATGTAGAGCTTGCGGAGCTTGGCCTCGTCGCTGACCTTGGCCTTGTGCTTGGCGACGAACTCGTCCGCCTTGCGCTCGACCTCGGCCTGTTCCAGCTCCGCGACGCGGTGTTCGGCCGTTTCGGCGCGCGTCTTGAGAGCTGCCACATCCGCGATCCCGGCCAAGGCGGTGTCGACCGCCTGCAGGGCCGCGTCCTCGCCAACATCATCAGCCAGGCTAATGCGATGCTTGGCGAGCAGCTTCCTGAGTGTGTCCAGCATGGTGCTGTTCTCCTCCGGTGGGCGGTCCCGATGCATCGCCGGGACCAGGGTTTTATATGCGGGCTTGTTCGTCAGCCCGATGTCGTCGATCGACACCGGCCGCATGCGATTCCCGCTGATCGCCTGCAAATCTGTGACGGCGGAAAGGTACTTGTAGACACTGCCGATGGTCTGCTCGCCCAGCGGCGTCTTGTGCAGACGCGCCCAGATCCCGCGCTGGCGCTCCGGGAGGTTGGGATCGTTGCGCAGCTCCAGCTCGCGCGCCCAGGCGTAGGCTTCGGTGGCCTTGTCCGCGTCGTGCGCGAAGTGCTCCTGGCCGACGAGGTATCCGGGCCAGTCGGGATCCACGGCAAGCGTGGCGTGCCGGGCCATGATGGCGTCGAGCGCCTCCTGGTCCACCACTTCGGTGATGCGGCGCCTGTTGCCGCCGGCGCCGATGGCGACGCCGGGAAACTCGCCGATGGGGATCAGGTGATACCACCCATCGTTATCCGGGACGGATGCGCGGTTGTGCGCGACAAAGCCGCGCTCGGCCGATTCTGACGCAATTCGGGTCATGGTCTTGCTCCTGGTTTCTCTGCATTAGGGTCTGCACGCTCTGCATTCGAGATCGATGCGGGGGGGGCGGGTGTTGCGCCGCCCTGGCCGCTCGAAACGATTCTCGGACGAATTTCGCGCGCTTTCAGGATGTCGAGCAGCCGGCGCCAGGCAGAAGTCGGGTTGACGGCGTCGAACGTGCTGCGCTCGGCGTCGCGCAAATCGTACTCGGGGTGCAATACGCGCGCCACGAGCTCGCTGCACACCACGCGACCGCGGCTGCGCGGCACGCGCCAGCCGAAGCGGCGGCCGACGCGCTCCAGGAACCACATGGAAAGGAGCTGCAAGCCGTTGTAACCGGCCACGTCCTGATAGGTCCGGACAATGATCCGCTTTTCCTCGGCTTTGCTGTTCATGTCGGGGAGCAGGCGCATGGCATAGCGGCGACCTGGGCGCGCCGCGGCCCAGCGGTCGATCTCGGCCAGTGGTTTGGGGCCTTGGACGCCTTTGCGGAACAGGGCCTCGTAATAAACAATCGCGCCGGTTTCGAGCACGAAGCCCAGCCCCATGTGCGTCCACTCGCCCAGCACGCGCAGGATCAACTTCGAGAGCCAGTTGTCGCCGCGCGAAACGAAAACAAACATCTTGGTGGCTTTTGTCATGACGTACCTCCCCGCGCCGCAGCGCCTTCGGCCATGCCATTGGCCATAGCGGCGCCAAGCCCGCCCTCAAGGGCGGCGGCCATCTCGGGATCGGCGAGCAGCTCGCCGGCCAGGTCCGGCGAATCGCGCTTAAGATCTGCGAGGGCGGAGTACATCGCTTGCGGCTGCTCGGTGTGCAGTGCGGCGTAGAGCCGCTCAGCGAGCGGCCGCAGGTCGCGGCGATCCGCGACCACCGCGGCGGTGGCGATGTTGTCGAGCAGACGTTCGTGCACCTGGTCTGCACGCTCCCTGGCAAGGCGTTGCAGACCGCTTGCAGGCGCCCTGTGCTGCGCGGCGGACCGATCGCCCGCGTCGGGTTGCGGAACCTGCTGGCGCACGCCGATGATGCGGTAGCCCGTCTTCTCGGCCACCTCGGTGGGGTCGATCAGGTAAAAGCGCGAGAGGTCGGTGATCTGCTTGACGATCTCGCCCACGTCCTGCTCTTCCTCGGCCGCGATGTCGAAGTACGCCAAATGCGGCCTGTCCGGAAAGCGCGCGTTGAGGATGGCGCGGTCGATCGAGCGCTGATAAAGCTCGCTGATTTTCGCGGCGTCCATGCGGGCGATCATCCGGAACGCTTCCATGTGCGCATTGCCGGCCAGCGTTCCGCTGCCGCTCTCGGCCAGTACGGTGAGCAGCCCGCCGGTACCGGCCAGCACGAGCTTCTTTGTGAGCCACTCAAGGCGCGTCTCGAAGGGCTGCGATCCGCGCGGGGTGTCGGCGGCTTTGGCGTCCGATCCGTGCGGCAGGTATCCGCTGCCGCCGGCGGCCACGTCCTCGGCCGCGTCGCGATATTCCGCCTCCTTGCCCTCCGGTACGTGCTCCGGGCCGACGATGATCCAGGAGGGAATGCCGTAGATCTCGACGTAGCCGTCCCAGTCCTTCTCGCTGAGGTTGGCGCGCACGTACTTGATGAGGCCGATGCGGTCGATCGGGCGGCGCGTGGTGTGGACGATCAAAGCGTGCTTCTCTGGGTCCAGCCGCGCGGCCTCGCCCAGGGACTGCGCCGTGGTGGATTGCGCTTTGGGGTTCCAGTACCAGTTTCCATCGCGGCCCTTGCGGCAGAAGTTCCAGTGGTTCAGGCACTCCACATGCTCGACCTGGTCGGGGTGCGCCGCCGGGTGGAGCTGGCCAATCGAATAGCCGCGGAACATCGCCATCTCGAAGTGCGCGATTGACTCGTATAGGTTGTCGATGCGCTCGTAGGCCGCGCGCAGCTCGCCGGCCTGGTCTTCGGCCAGTGCTTTGTCGTATGCGTCGTGCTCCTCGCCGACGACATTGATGTCCCAGTCCATCTCCGTCAGCGCCGCCGTGCGCCGCTCGACCAGCGTGAACAGATCCGCGTCCGTCTGCTCGACGAACTCGTAGGTCCATTGCAGATCGGCATAGTCGCCGCGCTGGCCGGCCTCCAGCAGCGTGATCGCCCGCGAGATGGTGAGGCCGCGCAGCGGGTTGTATTGCTCCCGCCATTCGTTCGCGTCAGACACAAGCTGTTTCATCGTGCGCGGCATCAGGCGAGCACCTCCCGGTTACGGCGCGAGCGGACGGCGGCGGCGCGGCCTTTGTGAAACGGGCGGGGGATGAAGAAGCCCGTCGGCCGGTTGCGCGCCGCCCGCCGCGCCAAAGCAAGCGCCGTGGAGCGGTCGCTGTGGCCGTCCTCGGAGCGAGGCGCCAGGTAGCGGATCGCGCCGCTCTTGCCGGAAACCTTCTGGATGGCGTGCAGATCCTCGCGGATGTCGCGGCGAACCGGGATGCGCACACGGCGGTCCTCGAAGTCGCTGCGCAGGTGCGTGTAGATCTCGCCTTTGAGCTGCGCGGTGAACTGGCACTGCTCCACCTTGCCGCCGTGCTTGCGGCCCAGCTCCTCGGCCAGCATTGCGCCGATGCCCGTGGCGTCGATTGCCGCGCGCTTGGCATGCCGCACGCGCTCACCGATGATTTCGAGCTGGCGGTGGAACTCCACCTTGCGCAGCTCCAGCACCTCGCGCGTCCAGTCCACGTCGCCGATCTGCTCCAGCGTCCAGACCACGGTGAGGTCGTGGCGGCGGCCGATGTCCACGCCCACGAAGTAGTTGCCGCGCTCGGTGGGCGCCATGTCTACGGTCGCCTCCTCGGACTCGCATCCGGCGATCAGCTCGTAAGGCAGCAGCACGGAGGTCGAGTCGATGAACTCGCACATGTACTCCTGCGCCCAGGCGTCCGGGTCGTCGATGGCGCGGCGGAGCTCCTCCACGTCCACCGGCAGGCCGCCGGCGACCGCATCTTCAATCGTCAGCTTGTGCTTGCTGTAGTGTTCGTTCTTGCTCCACAGCTCATAGAACATATTGCCGCGGCCATTGGGCGTGGAAACGATGCGCAGCTTGAGCTCGCCTTTGAGGGGGTTGGAAATGCTCGGGTAGATCGCCCGCCAGATCTCCTCCGTCTGCTCGTGAAACGCAAACTCATCCAGCACGAGGTTGGCGCTGTAGCCGCGCGCGGTGTTGGGGTTGGCCGGGATCGCCACGGTGCGGCTGCCGTTGTCGAACCGGATCTCCGCCGACTTGATCAGCGCCTCGGCGTAGTCCCGCGTCTCGTCGTAAGCATCGACAACAAGCTGGAAGGCTTTGGCCCACTGCTTGGCCTTGTCCATCCATTCCAGCGCCTGCCGTTCGCCCGCGGAAAGCACCACCCAGGTCGTGCCCGGACGCTTGAGGCAGTCGTATACTGTTTCGCACGCCGTCGCAAAGCTCTTGCCCGTCTGGCGCGACCACATGCCGATCTTGAAGCGCGCATCGTCCTCAACCCACTTGCGCTGGTACGGCAAAAGAATGTCCAGGGGCGTCTTCATGAGAGTCCGAAAATCTGCTTCAGCCGGCGCTCGCGCTCGGCCGGGTCCACTTCGTCCCGCACCACCTTCTCCGCCTCGTCGGCCTGGGCGGCGCGGCGCTCGGCGGCCTCGAACTTCTCGCGCGCCAGCGCCAGCTCTTCCTTGGCCCGCGCCTCCGCCTCCTGCTTGAGGCGCAGCTTTTCGCGCTCGATGCGCCCCTCGCTGTAGCGCGTGGCCATCGACAGGTACCGGATCCCCGCCTGCTCGTCGCCGCGCATCGCGCTTTCCATGGCGAGCTGCTCGTAGGCGTACTGCAGCTCCTCGTCCATGTCGCCCACCTGCTGCATCTGCCGGCGGACGTTCTCCTTGACGCTGAGGGCCGTCTCGATGCGGTGTTCGCTTTCCCGCTCCCGCATGCGCGCCGCGAAGCGGTACATGGAGCTGCGCGAGGCCTCCACCCCGTGCTGCTCCTTGACCCACTCCTGCACCTGGCCCACCGGGAATGAGCGCAGACGGTCGTAGACCTGCCACTGCTCCTCCTCGGAAAGCTCGCTCTCCCAGGCGTCGGTGCGCGTTTTGCGTTCGGCCACCATGGCTACATGCCTGCACTTTTGTTCAGCCCCGCGTCAGAGATCCACCAGGTGTCTTCGCGGAAGTCGTTGCGCCGCGTGTCGATCCAGCCCCGGTCCCGGCAGAACGTCAGCACATCGCGTACCTGGTTCGTCGTCAGCGGACGGCCGGCGCGCAGCTCCACCTCCGCGGCGAGCGTATCGGTGACGAGCGAGTTGCCGTGCATGTTGGCCAGCACGTCCAGCGTGTACTTGATCAGGGCCTTGTCAGTGGGCATCAGTGCTTCCCTTCTGCTCTGTGGTCGTCGAGGTGGTCTTGCAGCGATCTCGTGTTGGCGCTGATCGCTGTGGCCAGCGGATGGATTCTGTTGTGCAGCTCCGCCGCCCGCGCTTCGGCGTTCTTCTCCAGCGTGAGGAACGATGCGTGGATCAGGTCCTTGACCTCGTCGATTTTTGCCGCCTGCTTTTCGTCCGCCAGGCGCGCGTCGGCCTCCACGCCGTTGATGCGCTGCTTGATGGCCGTCGTGATGCCGATACAGTCCGAGCGCTTGCGCGCCTCGCTCTCTCCCGACACCTGCGCCGCGTTACCTCTGATCGTGCGCGCCGCCTGGGCGATCTGATTGAACGCCACCGCGGCGCCGGCCAGCCCCAGCACCCAGTATAGGATCTGGCTTGCGCCGCCATCAGGCAGCGCAGTCGCCAAAACAAGCGGCGAAAGCGACACGATGCCTTTGAGCGAGCCGTGCATCAGCATTGCAACCCCCCTGCATGGCTTGAAAAGAGGCGACCGGCGCGGGAGTCGACGCGCCGGCCGCCATGGGGGTGCGCCAGGGGCAGAGAGGGACCCCTGGACGCGGGGTTGGGGTGTGTCGTGAAGATAAGAGCGGCGGACCGGCGGGAGGTACACGTACCGCCGGTTGCCGGAACGGCGGGCCGGGACGCAATCCGCCTGCCGCCCGCCCCCCGTGCATGCACGAGGCCAGCATATGATGTTTCGCAGAGTGTGCGCCCCAGTTCAAGCATAGCGCCGCGACTCTACGTCGCGGCGCAAGGAGCCGTCATTTTTCCGGCGACACCAGCGAAACAAAGCAAAAGCCCCGCCGGGGAGGCGGGGCCGGAAAGAACCGCAGGCCAACAATCATGGCCTATCGCTGAAGCGTCCAGCCGTTGCGCTGCGGCATGCCGCGGGAATCGCTCGCCTTGATTTCCACCTTGCGCAACATCAATTCCTCGGGGTCGAAACGTCGGCCCTTGCGGTCGGCGAACGTCGTGAGCGGCAGATGCAGCACAACATTTGTGGCGACCCGATGGAAGCGCCGGTAATAGCCGCTGTCGAACAGGCCAGCGTTCAGCATGACCGACACGTTTTCCCACGCCCAGCCCGACGCGTTGCGAATTTTCAGTACGCCCGCCTGCAGCGCGATTTCGGCTTGAACTTCATAGCTTCGATTTGTCGACACCGGTTCCGCCGTGACGACGGAGGCCAGACACACACTCAGCACAATCACAACATGCAACGTCTTCATTCCTGCGGCCCTCCTTCTTCGTCGAACCCGCGCATCGCCTTGATGCACCGTCTCTGGATCTCCCGCAAATACATCAGCGCCCCCATGACCGCGTTCATGCGCAGCCGGCCAGGCGGAGCGGTCCTGATGTCCTGCACGCTTTCTGCCGCCAGGTCAAGCAGCTTTGCTTCAAGCATCCCCGCAAAGTCGCGCGGCGCAGGCTGGTACGTTGCTGTGTCGAAGCGCAGTTCGTGATCCGCATCGCGGATCTGCATCACGCGCCCGTTCATACGCCTTTCCGGGTACGCCGCGCCTTCAGGCTCGCGACGCAAGTCAGCCACTTCAACGCGCACCGCCTTAGCTAAGTTCGCCAGCAGCGCTTGGTTAGGGTTCGTCTTCAGGCCCCGCTCAAGTTCAGACAAGTATGCCGTGCTTATGCCGCACTCCGCGGCAACCTCGATCTGCTTCCTGCCGCAACGCAGCCGCGCGTTCTTCAGCGACGCTGGCGAAAAAAACTTTTCCACAGCAAACTTTTTCGTTGACTTAGCCAACCGCTTAGCTATGTTGGCACACGTGACACGCAGGATCGTACACCACAGCACAAAGGGACGCAACCGATGAGCAAACATTTTTCTGGCCGCAAACGGGCGCCGCGCATCAAGGGCATTTGCGCCGACGCCGACACCCTGGGCGTGACCCGCCAGCATCTGTACGAGGTGCTCAAAGGCCGCCGCGCAAGCAAAGTGCTGTCGCGCCGGTACCGGGAACTGCAGCGCAGCAAGCAGAGGGCCGCGGCGTAATGCCCGCCGCCGTACAAGCCGACCTCTTTGACCCGCTGGTCGAAGAACATCCCCCCGAGCGCCGCCGCGTCCTGCACGTCGCCGACGTGCGCCTCATGCCACACGCGGAGCAGATCTGGCCGCCCTGCGTTGCCGACATGGACGACCCCACGCGCATCCGCCACTTCGGCAACCTGCCACGGCGCGCCCGCCTCTTTGTGTGGGAGGTCGCCGAGTTCTTCGGCGTCTGCCGCGACACCATTTATCGCTGGATCTACGACGGCACGCTGCTCGCCGTAAACGCCGCGCGCGTCGACAGCACGCGCCCGGACTACCGGGTGCTTCGCAGCTCCGTCATCGAACACTACATGCGCCGCCTGGAGGGCGCATGAGAAATAAGGAGGTACACCGCAGTGAGCGCAATGGAAGTCATCGGAGTCGCGTGCTTGACGCTCGTCGCCGGCATCTGGATCGGCGCGGCCGTCGAGCGCATCTACATCAACGCCCGCTACCGCCTGACCCGCAAGTGGTGGCTGGGCCAACTCGGCTGACCGCAGCAGGAGAGGTACACATGCCACAGACAGCAAACACCAACCCGGACATGGTCCGGGGCACGCTCGCCCTTTGCGACGCCATCCATCACCTGGCCCGCATCCGCGACGCACGGAGCGGAACCAAGACGTGGGACGCCATGCAGACCGTCCTCCACCACCTCACGCAGGCCGCCGCCGACCTGCCCGACGAGCTGTGGGCCATGCTCATGGTCTCGCGCCACATTGGTCTCGACGAAGTTGCAGCACGGCTGCAGGTCGTCGTCAGGGAGGCTGCAGCATGAGTGATCACATCTACACCGACGAGGATCCGGAAGTCCTGCCGGCCACGCGTGAGACGGACATGCCTGCGGACGAATACGCCGAGCGCTTTGTCGCCCTGCACGACGCCGCCGGCCAGCACGCGAGCGCGGCTGTCTACTGCGCCGCCGCGGCCGGGGCTGTGGCCATACAGCGCAAGCAGGCCCTGGGCTGGGGCAAAGGCTTCACGGAGTGGAAGCAGAACCTTGTGATGCCGGACGGCAGCACAGTCTCCGTCAGGACCATTGAGCGCTACATGGCGTTGGCGAAGGAAATGGAAGAGCGGATCAAGCGCCTCCAGGCCGATCAGTCAAAAACGACATGCGTGTCGTTTTTGCCGGAGGGCGGTAAATCGACCCTGGATCGGCTCGCATCCTTCGACCCGTCCAGCATCCGCGACTTGCATCAGCAAGCCCTGGCCGAGGCCGTCCGCGAAGTATCACAGGAGAAGTCCCTCTCGCAACTCTATTTCGACTGGGGCATCGCCAAGGAGCCCAAGCGCCGCGGCGGCGACCACGGCGGCGGCCGCGCCAAGGCTGAGGCGACGCAAGCCAAGATGGAGCTGGAGCGCCTGGCCGCCGTCGACCAGTGGCGCGGCGTCGTCTCCGGCCTGCGCGAGTTCGCCGCCCGCAGCCGCAAGGTCCACATCCCCGAGCGCACGCTCGCCGAGGGCATCCGCTCCATCCGCGAGTGTCTCAAGAAGCTGGAGGATTGATATGCCGTCCAACGTACAGCACACCATGGCCACCAACGTCATGCTCGCGCAGCTCCCCCCTCGCGAGCGCGACCAGGTGCGGGTATGGGTAGACATCGTCGAGCAGTTCCGGCGGGCGGACAACAAGAGCCTCGCCCTGGAAACGCTGAACCAGGAGTACGCCCACCTCGTCCGCTTTTCGCGCGGCACGCTCTACCGCAAGGTCAGCGCCTACGAAGCAAACGGCGTCCTCGGCCTCTTCCCCGGCCGCGTCCGCCGGATGATCGAAGAGCAGACCCCGCTCCCGCCACGCTTCATCGAGTTCTGGCAGCGCCTCTGCTGCGACAACCAGCGCAAGACGGCCCCCGCGTTTCGCTCCCTCTATTACGACCACCTCACCGCCGGCCGCGTCATCCCCGGATACGAAACCGACTGGGCCGGCATCTTCCGCCTTCAGCATCCCGGCTGGAGCGCGCCGGCCGCCTGCCCCTACGAGCCCCACTCCTGCGAGCCAGATGGCTGGAGCGAGCGCAACCTCCGCCGCTACGCGCCCGGCACGTATCAGCTCGTCGTCGCCCGCCAGGGCACGGCCGCCGGCCGCGAGTACCTCCCCAAGCTGCCCACCACCCGCGTCGGACTGCCCTTCGGGCGCGTGTTCGTGGTCGACGACGTGGAGCACGACGCCCAGGTCACCTTTGTCGGCAACCGCAGCCCCCAGGGCGTTGTCGAGCTCGGCGCCCTCGAGCTGCTCAGCGCCCACTACTGCACCTGGGGCGCCAAGCCCATCCGCGAACGTGCCGACGGAACCCGCGAGAAACTGCGCGAGAATTACATGCGCTACCTCCTCGCCGACATCGCCTGCCGCATCGGCTTCTCCCCCGACGGTTGCCTCGTCTGCGGCGAGCACGGCACCGCCCGCCTGCCCGGCGATCTTCTCGAGACGCTCAACCGCTGGAGCGGCAACCTCTTCGAGTTCGCCGCCGGCGGCAAGCTCAACAAGCCCATGACCAAGGGCCTTTTCCTCGGCCTCCGCCGCGGCAACTTCCGCTTCAAAGCCGCGCTCGAATCTCACCACAACCTCAAGAAGAACGACCTCGCCGCGCTGCCCGGCCAGAAAGGCGCCGACCCCGCACACGCGCCCGAGGACCTCGTCAGCCGCCAGCAGTACCACCGCGCCCTGATGAAGGCGTGCATTGCCCTCGCCGAGCGCGACCCGCAGATCTACGAGAAGGTACGCTCTGACTTCCCCTTGTACTACGACTACATCAACGCCGTGCTCCGCATCTACGACCGCATCGCCCAGCGCACCCATCACCGCATCGAAGGCTACCAGGAGTGCGGCTTTGTTCGCCACGAGTGGCGCCTCCACCCCGACGACACCTGGAAGCCCGAGTCCCTGCTCGACGAGCTCGACGACTCCGAGCGCGACGCCGTCCGCGCCCTCATCCGCGCCAACCCCCGCGACCGCTACCGCACCCGCCTCATGTCCCCCGGTGAAGCCTTCACCTACTGCTCCGCCAACGACGAGCTCATGCGCCTCCCCGAGGCCGCCGCGCCCCAGATTCTCGGCCCCGATCTCGGCCAGGTCCTGTCCGTCGACAAAGACTCCACCATCACTGTTGCCGACGAATACCTGCCCGGCCGCAAGTACCCCGTCGCCGCCATCGTCAGGACCCCCGAAAAGACCGAGCACGCCCTCGAGCGCGGCTCCCGGTGGATGGTCCACCTCAGCCCCTTCGACGGCACGCGCGCCTATATTTCAACGCCTGACCGCGCCTTCGTCGGCACCGCCCCCGTCCTCGTCGGCGGCACCAAGATCGACCTCACCGCCACCCGCCGCAACCTTGGCATTGTCGCCAAGGTCGAGTCCGCCGAGCTCAAGCGCCTCGCCCCCATCGCCGAGCAGCGCCTCCGCGAGCAGACCGACATGCACGAGCACAACGCCCGCCTGCTCAGCGGCCGCGACCCCCTCGGCGAACAACAGGCAGCCCAGGAGCAGCGCGCCGCGCTCAAGCACTTTTCGCCCGCAGATCTTGCTGGCGATGACGCGGAGGACTCATTCGAGCCCGAGGAGGCCGCAGCTTCTTTCGACGCACACGATCTTCTGTAAACCCCAAACCACAGAGAGGTACACATGCCCGCCACGAGACGCAGCAACAAGCCCGCCGACAACGTAGTCCCAGAAGTCTACAGTGGAGACACCATCCGGTCGTCGTGGCCGTTCTCAACCCATCAGATCCGGGCCAACATCGCCCACTGCTCGCCCGCCACCAAAGAGGCGCTGGTCAGCGCATTCCTGTGGTGCACCGACGACAAGCACCCCATCCACAAGAGCGAGTTCGCTCGCCGCATCGGCCACGCCGAGAACACCGTCTACAAATGGTATGCCGGCAAATACCGCAACGCCGAAGGCCAGCAGCTCGACGTGCCCGCAAAAACCGTCGACAAGATCAACGACTTCCTCGCCCTCGAGCGCGAGCGCGCCGCCGGCTCCCGCAACGAGTTCGTCCAAACCCCCACCGCCCGCAAGATCTGGCTCGCCTGCGACCTCGCCCGCGAATCGCAGACCCCCGTCTTCGTGATCGGCCGCAGCCACGTCGGCAAGACCATCGCCCTCCAGAACTACGCCGCCCAGCACAACCACGGCCGCACCGTCTACTGCCGCATGAAGGCCGCCTCCGGCCTCGGCGGCATGGTCCGCCGCATCGCCCAGAGCGTCGGCGTCTCGCCCAACTCCAGCACCGCCAACCTCGTCGACTACATCAAGCACGCCCTCACCAAGGACATGGTCCTCATCCTCGACGAGATCCACCTCCTCCAGTACACCTACCGGATCTCCTCCTTCTTCGCCTGCCTCGAGGTCGTCCGCGAGATCTACGACGAAGTCAAATGCGGCATGGTCCTCTGCGGCACTCAGCTCCTCCTCGACAAGATCAACGCCGGCGCCAAAGGCGAGCTTGAGCAGCTCATGCGCCGCGGCGTCCACCGCGTCCAGCTCCCAGCCATGCCCACCAAGGCCGACATCACCGCCGTCCTCAAACGCTGGGATCTCGACTTCCCCAGGCGCGACATGCACGCCGTCGTCCAGGGCGTCGACGAGCAGCCCTATGCCGTCCTCCGCCAGCTCGCCCGCCACGACGGATTCCTGTCCATCACCGAGCGCCTCCGCTACGCCCGCAAGATCGCCGGCAAGCGCAGCGAACACCTCAACTGGCTCCACTTCATCGAGGCGCACCTCACCATCGTACAGCAAGCCCAGCCCGAGGAGGATTGGTCATGACCCGCAAAACCGACACCGGCATCGGATGCCTTTTCATTATCGCGCTCGCGGTCCTCGCGATCTCGTTGATTTACCTGATCAGCAAGATCCCCGCCGCGCTGCACAGCATCGCCCGCCTCTTCTACGAGGCCCTCGGCCTCACCCCGCCCCTCGACCGCCTCGGCCTCTGCATCATCGCTGCAGCCGCCCTGCACGCTTTGCTCCGGAGGCCCCGCACATGACTGCTATGGAAATCAGAGCGCTTCGCGCCGAGACGCGCCTTTCACAGCGCGCGTTCGGGCAACGGTTGTCCGTTTCGCAAGCTGTTGTCTATGCCTGGGAGGCTGGCATCACACCCGTTCCAGACAAAGCAGCGGCGAAAGCCCGCGTAGTAGCAGTTCTTGAACGTGACCGCGTGGCCTCTCAGAAGATGAGGCAGGAGTGCTGCAAGGCAATCACCGATCTCTACGAAATGGGCGAAAGACTGACAGCCATGGCTCACGCTTTAATGACGGCCGTAACGCACATTCCACGTTCAAAACCATAAGGAGGTACACCATGGGACGCAACGCACAGACACACTACACCGACCCGACCGGCGAGACCGTGCCGGCCAAATACGTCAAGCCCTACGACAAGCTCCGCGACCGCACCGCGCAGCGCATCGCACGGGACTGGCGGGACATGCACCGCAAGCTCCGCGAGCTCAAGACCAGGACCCTCGCCCAGGTCATGCAGCTACAGGACGCAGCCGCCGAAGCCGCCGACGTCCCCGACCTCGGCGGCCGCGAAGGCAACGTGCAGTTCCGCAGCTTCGACGGCATGATCGCCGTCCGCGTCGACAACGCCAAGCGCACCGAGTTCGACGAGCGCCTGCAGCTCGCGCAGACCCTCATCATGGAAGCCGTGCGCGAAATGGCCGAGGGCGACCACAACGCCGACCTCGTCGAGATCGCCACCAAGGCATTCCAGCCCCGTCGCTCCGGATCCCTGGACATGCAGCGCATCCGCGATCTCCGCAACTACAACGTCAAGCACCCCAAGTGGCGCAAGGCGTGCGAGATCATCAGCGAGTGCGAGCGGACCATCGGCCACCGCCGCTACATCCGCGTCAGCGTCCGCCCCGATCGCGACAGCGAACCCGACAACATCATATTGGACATCGCCGCCGTATGACCCCCCCAGCCTGCATGCTCGTAGACGACAGCACCACCGAGAAACTCCCGGTGGTGCTGCTCCACTTCTGCCAGGGCGGCCGCCTCACCCACATACAGACCTGGGAAGACGACCACATCGAAACCTACGACGCCGACGTACTCAACAACGGCAAACACCTCGAATGGTTCTGACCATGCGCACCCTCGTCCTCATCATCGCCTACGCCGCCTTCGCCATCGCCCTCGGCCGCCGGCTCCGCACCCAGGGAGGCTCCTGATGCGCCGCCGCAAGAAACCCCAGATCAAAGTCGTCCTCGACGCGCAGGACCGTCCTTATATAGAGCCCGAGGACCGCGAGAAATGATCGTAACAGACCACGACCCTCTCTTCGCTCAGCTCAAGCGCATCCTCGCCACCGCCCGCGGCCGCGACAGCGCCATCACCCTGCAAGACCTCGCCCACCGCGCCGGCGCCTCCCGCCGCGAAGTCGAAGCCGTCATCGAGCAACGCCTCCTCGATTTTCCCTGGCCCCTCGTCGCCGGCGCCCGCGGCGTCCACATCCCCACCGACGCCGAAGACATCAACCGCTACGTCCACAGCCTCCACACCCGCCACCGTCGCATGCAGATCCGCGAGGCCACCGTCCGTCGAAAAGCCCGCGCCGCCGGTTTTCCCGAGGAAGCCGGCCGCTTCGTCAACCCCTCCCGCGCAACCCACATGGAACTTTTCGCATGACCCACGCCCCCGCACTACGAGCCATCGGCCTGGCCCTCACCGCCGCCCGCTCCAACGCCGCCCACACCGGCAAAGAGCCCTGGCCCGGCCACAAGGCCCAGACCGAGCAAATCATCCAATCCCTCGAAGCCAGCGCCCGCCTGCTCGTCAACGACGCCAAAACCGCCGCCGCAGGCGGCGGGAACGC